ATGACGATTTGCCCTTCTAAAATGGTAAAATAATTCTACCTTTTTAATAACAAGAAGGTTTAAACAAACAAAAAGAGCTTAGAAATTGGCTCTTTTTTGTTCTAAAATAACAAAATAAAAAATAAAAAAAAAATGACTAAAAAACCAGAGAAAAAACCAATTGAGAAAAAAACATTTGATAACAAAGCGTTTAAAAAAGATTTAGGTCTAGGGGCACAAGTTGTTAAAGAAAAAGAATTAACATGGATACCTTTTAAAAAAGCTTTTCATGATGCGGTTGGTTTGCCTGGAGTACCAAGAGGGTATACCACACAATTTAGAGGTTTTTCAGATGTAGGTAAATCAACAGGTATTTACGAATCATTAGCTGGGGCTCAAAAATTAGGTGATTATTGTATCATTATCGATACCGAAGGTAGTTTTAATTGGGAACACGCTAAATTAGTTGGTTTTAAATTTGAAGAAGTTGCCGACGAAGAAACTGGTGAAATTGTTGATTATGACGGTCCAGACTTCATGTATTTTGGCGGTAGTGATTTATTAGCTTTATATCAAAATTTTGATTATAAAGATGCTAAGATGAAAACAACACCACAAAGATATATTCCAGTTGTTGAAGATATTGCTCGTTTAATTAATGAAATATTAGACAAACAAGAAAAAGGTGAGTTTCCACACAACATAACGTTCCTTTGGGATTCAATTGGCTCGATAGGTTGTTATCAAGGTGCTGTGTCTAACACAAACAACAATCAATGGACTGCTGGAGCTTTAAAAAGAGAATTTGAATCTATTTTAAATTTTAGAATACCAGCATCTAGAAGAGAAGGTGCACCTTATATCAATACATTTGTTACTGTACAAAAAATTTGGTTAAGACCCAACGCTGTTGGTCAACCTACTATCATGCACAACGGTGGTGAAGGATTTAAATATGGTGTTAGAATGATATTCCACATGGGTGGTAAATCAACATCATCAGCTAAGAAATTAGACGCTGTTAACGGTGGTAGAACATTTAATTTTGGTGTTAGAACTGACATTGAATGTGTTAAAAATCATGTTAACGGTATTGAAAGAATGGGAAGTATCTGTTCAACACCACACGGTTTTGTTAACCCAGACGAAAAAAATGCTTACGTAAAGGCAAACAACGCTTTTATTAATGCAAAGTTAGGAACTAATTTTTCAGATTTTGATATAAAAGAAGAAGACTTGGATGCTAATGCATACGAAAAAGAATAGTATTAATCTTTAAAAAGTTCAGAATGAACAAAAGACCACCAAAAAATGGTGAAATAATTAAAAAAACACAACACACTCTACTGGTTGACGGAAACGCCCTGTTTAAGACAGGGTTTTTCGGCGCCAAAGACTCCTACAACATTCACGGCCACCACATAGGTGGTTTATATCAATTCATGACAACTCTTAGGATGTTGTTAACTGAAGATTTATATCACAGAGTTTACGTATTTTGGGATGGTAACTTTAGTGGTAAATTAAGATATGAAATTTACAAGCCATATAAGAGCGGTAGAGGCAAAGATTATGAAAATGGTACACAACCCATAGATGAATCTGAGTTATCGCAAAGAGCTAGGGTTTATGAGTATTTAAACGAACTATATGTTAGACAATTAAAACATGAAGTTATTGAAAGCGATGATTTCATAGCTTATTACTGTTTAAACAAAAAAGAAAATGAGAAAATCACAATATGTACCAATGATAGTGATATGGCTCAGTTAGTTGACGAAAATGTTAGAATTTATTTTTTAAATTTTAAAAAATACGTTGATAAAACCAATTTTTCTTCGTATTTTTGCTATAACCACCAAAATGCTGCGGTAGTCAAATTGATTACTGGGGATACAGCTGATAGTATAAAAGGTATTAAAAATGTTGGTACCAAAACATTGGTCAAAATTTTCCCAGAATTGACCGAAAGAAAAGTAAGTTTAACCGAAATTTTAACAAAAGCAGAACAACTACAAACAGAAAGAAAAACAAAAAAACAAAAACCGCTTGTCGCACTTGACAACATTATTAACCGAGTAACCGATGGAGTCCAAGGAGATGATATCTACGAAATAAATTACACTCTGGTTAATCTAAAACAACCCATGATGACCGAAGACGGTATTGAGGAACTACAAAATCTAATGGAAGGTACTTTACATGAACCTAATAGAGATATTCAAAAAGTTTTCAAATACATAAACGACGATGGGTTAAGAATAACTATTGGTGAATATAGATATGAAGATTATCTATCACCATTTAAACAACTAAAACAAAGAGAAGATTTAATATTTTAAAAAAATGAGCGACTATAACAAAAATGAAGAATTGAGATTTCAATTCGTACTGTATATCAATAACAATATTATTTGTCAAAGATATTTTAATATTATAGGTTTTGACGAATCGTCAATTGATTCTTTAGAGATTAAAGAATTGATGGAATCTATTGGTGGGATGAGTAATTGTGACCATGGTTCTTTAGGTATAATTCCTAGATACCTGCAAAAAAAATCCATAACTTATTTATGGGACAATTATAACCCGTACTCACTTCAAAATGATGAGAACCCTAAGAGTATTTTCGAAAGAAAAGATAACTTTCAGTTTGAAATCAAAGTTGATGAAAAGACAATCGGTAAGACTGAATTTAGTGGGAATTATTTTCCGCCAAAAATCAGATACGCTGTTGATGTTAGGGAAATTATACCTGAAATAATGAGTGAGATTAGAAGTCATTTAACTCAAAAGAAATACACTTTTGATGCTAAAACAAAGGCTTGGAGAGAATCTCAAAAAGAATTTTTGGTAAAGTAGTAGTTCCATACTACTTTACCATATTTATTATAACACAGTTTCAAAAACTATATAAATGGCAAAACTATTAAAACAAGATTTTTCGTATTTAGGCGCAGAATATCAATATAAATTGATATTACAAATGCTTACAGACCAAAAATTTGCAAATTCAATTATAGAGATAATTGACCCAAATTATTTTCAAGAACAACACTTAAAAGCTATTGTAAAAACAATAAAAGAGGCTAAAGAAGAGTTTGAAATCATGATAGATAAACAAGCTTTAGAATACCGTCTTTTAGAGAACGTAACAGAAGAATACGCTAGAAGAAGTTTAATCTCAGAACTTAGAAAAATTGAAGAATCCGCTTTAAACGACAGTGAATATGTTCAAAAAACAGCTTTAAAATTTTGTAAACAAAAAGAACTTAAAAAGTCTTTAGATAAAATTACTATCATTATAGATAGAGGTGATATTGATGGCTACGATGAGTGCGAACAAATCCTAAGAAAGGCTTTAGAATATGGAAACACAAGCGACGATGCTATGGATGTTTTAGAAAACATGGAAAGTGTATTGTTAGATGATTTTAGAAACCCAATACCAACTGGTATTTCAGGTTTAGACGAAGTTATGGATGGTGGTTTATCCAAAGGTGAGTTGGCTGTTATATTAGCACCTTTCGGTGTTGGTAAAACAACCATGATTACAAAAATAGCCAACACAGCGATGGGGTTAGGTAAAAATGTTTTACAAATATTCTTTGAAGATAACCCAAAAGTTATCCAAAGAAAACACTTAGCGTGTTGGTCAGGATTAGAATTAAACGAGTTATCAGCACACAAAGACTTGCTTAGAGATATTGTTGCTGAGTTAAAAACTAAAAAAGGTAAACTAGTACTTAAAAAATTTGCTAGTGATGGGACAACAATTCCAATAATTAGAAATTATATTAGAAAACTTACAGCACAAGGTTTTAAACCAGATATCGTGTTATTAGATTACATAGATTGTGTGGAACCATCTAAAAAATTTACAGATATCAACGCTGGTGAGGGTAGTGTAATGCGTCAATTTTAAACTCTTTTATCAGAATTTGAAATTGCTGGTTGGACTGCTGTACAAGGTAATAGAAGCTCAATTAAAGCTGAAGTGGTTGAAGCGGACCAAATGGGTGGTTCGATTAAGAAAGGTCAAATTGGTCACTTTATCGTATCGATAGCAAAATCTCTAGACCAAAAAGAAGAGGGTACCGCAACTATGGCTATCCTTAAATCTAGATTTGGTAAAGACGGTATCATATTTAAAGATATCAGATTTGATAATGCTAGAATTCAAATAGATATGGGTGAAAGTGTTGGGCCTAGAAGTTACTCTCAACAAAAAGAAGATAAAAAGGATGGGGAAGCGTCAAGAGTTAGAGAATTACTTGAAGCTTCAAAAAACAGAGACAACATGTTAAATAAAGCAAAAACTTTAAATGCCTTATTAGATGAAGAATAAAAAATAACAAAAAATAAATAAAAAAATGAACGAACCGATATTAATTAACAATCCAAATAGATTTGTTTTATTTCCAATAGAACACCAAGACCTTTGGGAGCATTATTTGAACCAGAAAGCGGCTATGTGGACAGTAGAAGAAATTGATTTATCAAAAGACATTGCCCACTGGGAAACTAAATTAACAGATAATGAAAGATATTTCATAACAAATATCTTAGCGTTTTTCGCAGCTTCAGATGGTATAGTAAATGAAAACTTAGCTATTAACTTTCTAAATGAAGTACAATACACTGAAGCCAAATTCTTTTACGGTTTTCAAATAATGATGGAGAATATTCATAGTCAAATGTATTCTCTACTTATTGATACGTATATTAAAGATACGAAAGAAAGACAAGAATGTTTTAACGCTATCGAATACATGCCGCCAGTTAAAAAGAAAGCAGAATGGGCTTTGAATTGGATTGAATCTGATTCTTTTGTTGATAGACTCATAGCATTTGTTGCTGTTGAGGGTATTTTCTTTTCTGGGTCATTTTGTAGTATTTTTTACCTTAAATCTAGAGGTCTTATGCCTGGTCTTTGTGATTCTAATGTTTTTATCTCTAGAGATGAAGCTATGCATGCTGATTTCGCTATTCATTTGTTAAACAACCATATTGTTAATAAACCAAGTGAGGATAGAATAAGAGAAATCTTTTTATCTGCTTTGGAAATAGAGAAAGAATTTATTACTGAATCTTTACCTGTGTCACTTATTGGTATGAATGCTGAATTGATGAAACAATATTTAGAATTTGTTGTTGACGGTTTGCTAAGTCAAATGGGTTGTGAGAAAGAATTTAATTCAAAAAATCCTTTTGAATTCATGAACCAAATTGCTTTGAAAACAAAACAAAACTTTTTTGAGGGTCGCTCAACAGAATATAAATCGGCTGACTTAAGTGGTCCGATATCATTTGATGAAGAAATTTAATAAATAAATAAAATGCAGGTAATAAAAAGAAACGGTAGTAAAATTGATTTCAACCCCAATAAAATTTTAATGAGAATTAAGAAACAATCTGAGGGTTTTAAAGTTAACGCAGATGAAGTGTTTATCAAAGTAACCCAAGGGATTGCTGATGACATGACCACAAACGAATTGGATGATTTAATATCAGTAGTTGCTGAATCATTAGCTATGAATCATCCAGATTATTCAAAATTAGCGGCCAACATCGCTATAACAAAACTTCATAAAGAAACGGAAGATTCTTTTATGAAAGCGACTAAAAAATTATATAACGCTGGGTTATTAAATGATTTTTACTATAATAGAGTAAAAGAAAACATTGAAATGATTGAGTCCTATATCGACTATAAAAGAGATTTTCATTTTGATTATTTTGGGTGGAGTTCTTTGAAAGATATTTATCTTTTAAAATTAAAAGACGGTACAATCGTTGAAAGACCACAACAAATGTATATTAGAGTTGCTCTAATGGTAACAAACACACCAGAAGATTTTATCGAGAAATACAACGATTTAAGTTTTCAAAGAGAAAGTCCAGCAACACCAATAAAAATGAATATTGGTACTAATATTGGACAAATAGCTTCTTGTAATTTATCTATTGTTCCAGATGATTCAACTGATGGGTTATTGGATATCTTAGGCAGGATTGCAATATCTTCTTCGAAAGCGGAAGGTATAGGTTTAGCCATCTCAAATATTCGTTCTAGAGAAAGCAATGTCGGAAATTCTAATGGAAAAGCTGGTGGTATTTTAAAATATCTTAAAGTTGTAAATGAAACTCTAAGGTTTTGGAATCAAAGAGGTAAAAGACCTGGTTCTTGTGCCGTATATATCGAACCATGGCACAAAGACATATTTGATGTTTTGGATATTAGAAAGAAAACGGGTGATGAAACACTTAGAGCACGTGATTTATTTTCAGCTCTTTGGATTTCTGATAATTTTATGAAAGCTGTTGAAACAAATGGTGATTGGTATTTATTTTGCCCTCACGACATAAAAGAAGCTGGTTTAAAGCCTTTTTATGAAATTTATGGTACTGAGTTCGAAGAAGAGTATAATAAGGCCGTAGAGATGAATTTAGGTACCAAAATAAAAGCACATGACTTATGGTTAAAAGTTATTGAATCACAAATTGAAACAGGTATGCCTTACATGTGTTTTAAAGACCATGCAAACAATAAGTCAAACCAAAAAAATATGGGTGTTATTCACTCAAGTAATTTGTGTGCCGAAATATTTCAAATAACTGATGCCAAAACAACGGCGATTTGTACTCTAACAAGTATTCCAGTGCAAAAATTTGTTACAAACACAATTGTAGGTGGTTATGACTATGAAGAATTAGGTCGTGTTGCACGTTCAGTAACAAAATCGTTGAACATAGCTATTGAAGTAAATGAATACTCAACACCAGAAGGAAGAAAAGGTGGTTTAGAACAAAGAGCTCTAGGTATAGGTATTCAAGGGTTGGCTGATGTTTACGCGATGTTAAAATTACCATTCGTTTCAGAAGAAGCTAAAAAACTTAACAAAAATATTTTTGAAACAATTTATTTCAATGCGTTGAAACAATCTTGTGATTTAGCAAAAGAATCTGGACTGACTTATGATGGTTATGAGGGTTCACCAATTTCACAAGGGATTTTCCAATGGCAAATGTGGGGTATCAAAGAAGAGGATTTGTCTGGAATGTATGATTGGAAACAATTACGTAAAGACATCAAAAAATATGGTGTTAGAAATTCTCTAGTAACAACATGTCCACCAACAGCAAGTTCTGCTCGTGTAATAGGTTCAAACGAAGCTTTTGAACCATTCACATCTAATTTATATGTTCGTAGAGTAACTGGTGGTGAATTTGCAATGGTGAATAAACATTTGGTTAGAGATTTAGAATCTGAAGGTTTATGGAATAGAGAAATTTTACAAGAGTTGATAAAAAATGAGGGTAGTGTTCAAAATATTCCAGTTATTAGTCAAGAACTAAAAGACGTTTACAAAACAGTTTGGGAGATTTCACAAAAATCACTTATTGAAATGTCAGCAGAGAGAGGTCCATTTATTGACCAATCACAAAGTCTCAATATATTTTTTCAAACACCAACTGTTGGTAAATTAACAACATCACATATGTTGGGTTGGAAATTAGGTCTTAAAACTGGACAATACTATTTAAGAAGTCAACCAGTAGACATGAAAGCTAAACACTTGGCAATTGATATGACAAAACAAAAACATAATGAAAAACCAACTGACAGTCAATTTGAATGTTTCGGTTGTTCAACATAATTAAAAATAAACAAATAAAAAAAGGGGCTTAATGGCTCCTTTTTTTATTTCATATATTTACTTATAAAAACTAAATACTATAATATTTATGAAATAAAAGAGATTTATGGCTAACAAAGTATACATTAATATAAATTATCCCTTCAAAGATAGTCCCAAGGGTTTTTTCTTAGATTTGACAGAAACTGACAACAAAGCTATAAAGGCAGATTTGTTACATTTATTGTTAACTAGAAAAGGTCAAAGACTTTATAACCCAGAGTTTGGAACTAGATTACTAGAATATATCTACGAACCATACGATGAATTGACATTTTCTGATATTAGAAATGAAATTGATAACGCGGTTAACATTTACTTACCACAAGTAAGATTAAATGATTTAGCGGTTGAACCCTCACCATTAAACGAATACGCTGTTTTACTTACAATAGATTACACAATAACAGACGATATCTTTGAAGTGTCTGATTTAATACAAATAAATTTATAAAATGGCCAACCAAGGAATAAATTACGGTTACAGGAATTTTGCCGATATAAGAGCTGCGTTAGTAGATATGTCCAGACAATACTATCCAGATATTTTTAACGATTTTAACGATGCTTCTGTAGGTATGATGTTATTGGAATTAAACGCTGCTGTTGGGGATATGTTATCCTTTAACACCGATAGAATGTTCCAAGAAACTCAAATTGATTATGCACAACAAACTAAATCAGTTTTATCGATGGCTAGAACTTTTGGTTTAAAAATACCAGGAAATAGACCATCAGTTACAATAGTTGATTTTAGTGTTACAGTACCAGTTATTGGTGATACTTTTGATATTTCATATTGCCCTATAATACAAGCAGGTTCTCAAGTAACTGGTGCTGGTAAAATTTTTGAGAATTTATATGATATAGATTTTTCAAACCCTTTTAATTCCAACGGTATCCCAAATAGATTAGTTATACTTTAACAAAAAGAGAAATAGTTACAAATGGTTTTACCAGAATATTTAAAAGAGTTATAAACATTTCAGATGTTAGACCTTTTTTAGAAGTAATATTACCAGAAGATAACGTTTTATCTATTGATTCTATTATAACACTAGAAGGAACTAATTTTAATTCGGTACCTACACTTAACCAATTTTCAAATCAAGGTCTTAAATGGTATGAAGTTGATGCTTTGGCTGAAAATAAAGTATTTGTTGAAGATTTAAATAGAATAACGGATGATGCTAGTGTAAAACCTGGTAAATGGATAACAGTAGATAAAAAATTTATTACGGAATACACAGACTTAGGTTTTTTAAAAATAATCTTCGGTTCTGGAACTAAAGACACTAGTAGTTTATGTGATTTCGATTCAAACATACCATTGGTTAATCAAATAGGTGATTTCATTAACAATAACTCCCTAGGTCAAACACCGACAGCCAATACAACAATGTTTATAAAATACAGAGTTGGTGGTGGTGGTGACACAAATGTCGGTCCTAATGTATTAAAAAATGTTGGATTGTTAAACTTTAGTATTAACGGCATTAACCAAAACATAAATAATGCTGTTAAAAACTCACTTACAGTAAATAACTCATTTCCAGCTCTTGGTGGTAGAAATACCCCTTCAGTGGATGAAATTAGATACATGGTTAAATATAATTTTGCATCACAAAATAGAGCGGTTACTATAAAAGATTACCAAGCTGTTATTTCAAAAATGTCAGGTCAATTTGGTACCCCATTTAGAATGGGTATTATGGAAGAACAGAATAAAATAAAAATTTATGTTATCGGTTTAGACCAAAATAGTAAACTTAGCAACAACTCAACTAGTGCTTTAAGAGAAAATATATCGGCTTATTTATCTGATTATAGGATGATTAATGATTACGTTCAAGTTACGAATGGAAAAGTTATTAATTTAAGTTTTGAGGTTGATTTATATATTGATAAAAAACAACCACAAGCTCAAATAATTGCTGAGGTTATCAATAATGTCAAAACATATATGGATATAAATAAATATGATATGGGTGATAACATTTATTTATCACCGCTTATTGAAACAATTAACAATGTTGGTGGTGTACTAAACGTTATTGATGTTAGAGTGTATAATAAAGTTGGTGAAGGAAAATATAGTCTTAATGAAATATCACAACCTTATTTAGATACTGACACTAGACAAATAGATGTTAGTGAAGATTATACTTTATTTGGAGAACCAACATCTATGTTTGAAGTCAAATACCCAACACAAGATATATTAATTAGGGTAAAATAATGGTTTCCTTATATAATTTTTTTAATTATATTTGGAGATAACAAGTTATAAAAAAATAAAAATATGGGTTGTGGATGCAAAACAGGAAACAATTACGAACCAAATACAGAAGGTTCAGATAACAATAAATCATTAAGTAATACAAAAAGCGGATATTCTATTTTTCTTATTAGAGTATTAGCTTTTTCATTATCTCTTTTTTTATTACCTATAATTATGATAGCTGTTATTTGGTTTATGTTTGAATTATTTATTTTAAATAAAGAAATTGACATGAAAAAAATTGTAACAGTACTTTCATCAAAAATAAAATCATTTAACGAAGATTATGTAAGTGAAGATTATGATGAAGATGATGAAGATGATGAAGATGATGAATTTACAGAGGAAAATTATGAAATGGTAGATGTTGAAGACATAACACCAATAGCAAGCAAATAAAAATGTCGAACAACAGTATAAGAATAAGAACAACACCAGATGGTAAAGATAAATATGTTAAAATAAAATTAGACCAAGAATTTGATTTTATTGAAATTTTATCTTTAAAAATAACTCAAGCAGAAACCTATAGAAACTTTTGTGCTGATTATGGTGTTGTTGTTGGTAGAGTTTTCATAAACAATGGTTTTGGTATACCAAATGCCAGAGTTAGTATTTTTATACCTATAGACGACGTAGATAAAGGTGACCCAATTATAAATGGTTTATACCCTTATGAAGTTGTTACCGACAAAGACATAGACGGTAAAAGATATAATCTACTACCAAAAAGTAGCGAAACCGACAATGAATGTTATACACCAGTTGGTACATTTCCAAATAAACGAGAAGTTTTAGATGACCCAGAAATGGGTCATGTTTATTGTAAGTATTACAAATTTACCACATCAACAAATTATGCTGGTGATTACATGATATTTGGCGTACCTATTGGTAATTATACAGTACACGTTGATGTTGATATTTCAGATATAGGGATAGCATCACAAAGACCATATGACAGTATAAGTCAAGGTGCTCCGTTGCAAATGTTCGATAGCCCAACAAAATTTAAAGACAATACAAATTTAGATAGATTAGCTCAAGTTAAAACAATCAACGCTGGTGTAAACGTACAACCATTTTGGGGTTCTGTTGAAAACTGTGAAATAGGTGTTAGTAGAATTGATTTAGATTTAAATTATGAAATAAAACCTTCAGCTATTTTTACGGGTGGTCTTTTTGGTGATACTGATAATAACAGTGTTAACAAAAATTGTAGACCTAGACGTAAAATGGGTAAAATTTGTGAACAAAACACGGGTGAAGGTACCATTGAAATGATTAGAAAAACCTTAAATGGTGATATTGAAAAATTAGATATAGAAGGTGGTAGATTGATAGATGATAATGGTGCGTGGGCCTACCAAATACCTATGAATTTAGATTATTATTATACCAACGAATTTGGTGAATTAGTTTTATCTGAAGACCCAAACAAAGGGATACCAACTAGGGCTAATGTTAGATTTAAAATATCCATGGATAGTACTGGTGGTGAAGGTAGGTTAAGAACAAGAGCAAATTATTTAGTACCACACAATCCAAATAACGTAGATGAAATTGACTATGAATTTGGTGAGTTAACAAAAAAAGATGTTAGTTTTAGAGATTTATATTGGAATAAAATATATTCAGTCTCTAATTTTATTTCAAGGTACCAAAGTAGCACATCAACATTTTCTAAGCCAGTTAACAATAGGAATTTTGTTGGGTTAAAAGATGTTGATGATTGTGTTGGTGGTAAAACACCAGCACCTTTTAATAGGGTTAACACAGTTTTTAACCCATTATTTACTATAATTTGTTTAATAATGACAATAATTGAATTTTTAATATGGATTATCAATACAATAGTGGTTCCTATATTAAATATTATTATGGCATTGGTAAATGCTGTAAAAAGAACTATTTGTGGTATATTAAGAAAACTTAGACGAATACTTGGAAAAATAGGTTTAGGTAGAGCTGTACCTAAATTTCCTTTTTGTAAGGACCCAAATTATTGGATTCCTTGTGTCGGTTCGTTTTGTCCAGAAAAAAGTGATGAAGATTCAAAACTATATGCACCAGGATGTAGTGGTAAGTTAAACGTAAGAGGTAGGGAAGAATTAGTATCAAATTCAGGTAGACCAATATTTACAACTAAATTAGGTGCGTTATCAGATTGTGTCGCATTTCAAATGGCTAAGTTGTTAAATTTATTCCAATTTGATTTTTATAATGATTGGTTAAATGGTTCTTTATATTACTATTTAGTAAAATACAAAAAAAGAAGACGTAGAGAAAAATACTGTAATTATGATTGTTCAGGTGGTAATTGCAAATCTTCAATATTAATTGATACGTGTTATTCTGATGAAAAGGATAGCGAATCGATAGGTATTAATGAGGGTTTAATTAAAAAATATAATAATGAATTATATTACGCACCTATCAAAAAAAATGGTCTTTCTAAATTATATGCGACTGAACTTATTAACCTAGGTTCAGTCTTCAAATGTGATTGGCAAGGAGTACCAAAAATACAAGAATTTTTGGTACCAACAACTTATATAATACCACCAACAACGGATATTTTATTAGATAACTCAACAACTGTAGATACCAGTGGCCAAGTAGAAATAGGTAGTGTGTCAAAGGGTTTGTTTTTCAAAATCGATTGTATAGGTATAAAATCAACTAAAAAACAAACTTTAAATATTAGACACGCATGTGAATTTGGTGTTGATTTAGACGAGATAGATTTTGAAGACGATGGTACTGAAATAAGTGCGAATCATATTATTGGTGTTCAAGAAATAAATTCACAATATGGTAAATACGCTAGAGATGTGTTTTTTGGTTTAAATAACGTAATAAATAATGTAAATATATCATTGCCATACACAACTGATTTTAATCTATGTAATATTGGCGATTATAACTTTGCTAGCGACTCAATTTTAAATTCATCTGTCTGTACGTTAGGGCAAAATGGTACTGATTATGTTAACTTTAGAGGTTACTTAAATAATAGTTCATTTTCACAACCTAAACATTCTTTTTATTTTTATTTTGGTACAATTCCTGGTGCAAGTGGTTTAGAAAAAATGAATAGTAAATTTTTTACAAAGTGTTCCCAAAAATTAACTGTTGATT